CGGCAGTATGTACCTTCAAAGAACATTGCAGGATTGGTCAAAATTCAATATTAATAATAGAACAAAATATGATGCTTCCATTAGTAGTGGCTTAGCAATCATGGCTTGTCAAAGACATTTATACGCGCCGAGAGGTGCTAGAGAAAAAAAGAAAATAGATTTTGGATTTTCTAAATATAACAATTCAGGATTAAAAAGTAAAATAATATAATAAAAGATGGCAGAAGCTACAGGACAAGTTACCCAATTTCCCAGCCAATCCGTAAGTGACGCAGAAAAAGCGAGCGAAGATTATGGAATGGAAGTGGCCAGAGGTATTCAGAACGAATGGTTCAGAAAAAATTCTGGAACGGGTAGATTTTTACAAAATCAACGTGAGTTTCATAGATTAAGACTATACGCTAGAGGTGAGCAATCTGTTCAAAAGTATAAGGATGAATTTTCCGTTAACGGTGATTTATCATATTTAAATTTAGATTGGAAACCCGTGCCAATAATACCTAAATTTGTAGATATTGTTGTAAACGGTATGCAAGATAGATTATTTACAGTTAAAGCTTTTGCACAAGATCCTACGTCTACAAAAATAAGAACGAGCTTTGTTGAAAGTGTTCAAGAAGACATAATTGCTAAAGATTTTATTGAAGAGATAGATAAAACATTAGGCCTTGATGTTAGAAATATTCCTGAGGGTAACACCCCGGCTTCAGAGGAAGAGCTAGAGCTATATATGCAAATAGGGTATAAACCCTCTATAGAGATAGCTCATGAGCAGGCTATTGATAATGTTTTTAAAAGAAATAATTATAACGAATTAAAAAAACGATTAGACTATGACCAAACAGTATTAGGTATAGCCGCCGCTAAGCACACGTTTAATAATACAGATGGTATAAAATTAGAATATGTTGATCCAGCTAATTTAATATATTCCTACACGGAAGACCCTAATTTTGACGATGTATATTATTTTGGGGAGGTAAAACAAATAAAATCAAACGAATTAAAAAAATTATTTCCAAACCTATCTAATGAAGAGTTTGACCAAATTGTAAAGCAATCTTCTAATTATAATAATTACGATTATTCAAATAATGATTCTAGCGATTCTACTGATAGCAATACTTTAACCGTTTTATATTTTAACTGGAAAAGCTGGGAAAAAAGTGTTTATAAAATAAAAGAAACTTCTACAGGAGCAAGTAAAGCTATAAAAAAAGATGATACTTTTAACCCTCCAAAAGATCAAAGAAGTAGATTTAATAAAGTATCACAGGCTAGAGAGGTTATTTACGAAGGTATAATGGTTTTAGGTGCTAATAAACTTCTTAAATGGCAAAAAGCAACTAATATGGTTCGCCCAGACTCAAACGTTAATAAAGTAATGATGAATTACGTTGTTAGCGCGCCAAGATTATATAAGGGCCGTATTGAAAGTTTAGTAGGTCGTATGATAACTTATGCTGATTTAATACAGCTAACTCACCTAAAATTACAACAAGTAATACAAAGAATGACGCCGTCAGGAGTTTATGTTGATGCAGATGGTCTAGCGGAGGTAGATTTGGGCAATGGAACTAATTATAACCCTCAAGAGGCGTTAAACTTATATTTTCAAACAGGCTCTATAATAGGTAGGTCTATGACTGTTGATGGGGATATGAACAGTGGTAAAGTGCCGATTCAAGAATTACCTGGTGGCGGTGGACAACAAAGTCAGCTTTTAGTACAAGCGTACAACTATTATATGCAAATGCTAAGAGATGTTACTGGTCTAAATGAAGCAAGAGATGGATCAGATCCGGACCCGTATGCTCTTGTAGGCGTACAAAAATTAGCTGCAGCAAATTCGAATACAGCTACAAGACACATATTGCATAGTTCTTTATATATTACAGCTACTATTGCTGAGGCTATATCCATAAGAATAAAAGATGTGTTGCAATACCACCCGCAAAAAGAAGCTTTGATTAGCGGAATTGGACGGTTCAGTGTAGGGGCTTTAAAAGAAATGGAAAATCTTCATTTGCATGATTTTGGTATATTTTTAGATTTAGATCCTGATGAAGTAGAAAAGCAACTTGTTGAAAATAATATTCAAGCAGCACTGTCTAGAGATCAAATATTTTTAGAAGATGTTATTGATATTAGACAAATAAAAAATATAAAGCTAGCGAATCAGCTATTAAAATATAGAAGAACTAAAAAAGAAGCTGCTGATCAACAAAAAGCACAAAAAAATATTGCAGCGCAGTCACAAGCTAATGCTCAGGCGGCTCAAGCTGCTGAACTTGCTAAAGCACAAGCAGAAAATATAAAAGTAGAAGCTAAAGGTAAACTAGCAGAACTACAAACTCAATTAGACATTAAAAAATTAGAATCAGAGGCTGCAACTAAAAGAGAACTTATGCAATATGAGTTTGATTTAAATGTTAAGCTCAAAGAAATGGATATTAATGCTAAAAAACAATTAGATTTACAAAAAGCTCCAACAAACCCGGAGCCTAAAAAAGGGTTTGAATCTTCTGGCAATGACGTATTAGGCGGAATTGATCTAAGTAGGTTTGAACCAAGATAATTTTTACAAACTATTATATATTATTAAATTATGGCAAAGTGGACAGTAAAAGGCACAGCTGATAGCGAACCTAAGTCAAAAAAAGAAACAGAACAAGCGATTCTTGATAAAGCTGTTGAAAAAGGAGAAATTGATCCTCAATCAGCGGGAAAAGAATTAGATGAAACACCAAAAATTAATTTAGATGCCGTTCAAAAGCAAAGCGCAGATGAGATTTCTGTACGCGACGAATCCGGAACTAGCGAAGAAGTTCAAAAAGAAAACCAAAAGGAAGTTGAAGAACCTGCCGGAGAAGATAAACAAGAAGAGTCGCCAATTGAAATCATCAAAGAAGATGAGGTTGTCGAAAAGGCTGAAGGGCCTAAAATCGATGAAAACGCGTCTAAAGTAAATGAAATACCGGAGCCAAAAGAAAAAGCTCCTGAACAAAAATTACCAGAAGATATTGATAAGCTAGTTAAGTTTATGGATGACACTGGGGGGTCTCTTGAGGATTATGTTAATATGAATAGAGATGTTTCAACGTTATCTGATGCAGAACTACTGCGTCAATATTATTCACAAGCAAAACCTTGGGACTCGCAAGAAATTTCAGAGTATATGGAAGATAATTTCACATATGATGAAGAAACGGAAGAGCCTAAGGAAATACGCGCAAAAAAACGCGCTTACAAAGAAGAACTTCATAATGCTCGTAATTTTTTTACAAGTCATAAGGAAAAGTACTACGCGGATCTTAAGTTAAGCCGCAAAAATGAAATTCCTGAAGATTATGTAAATGCATATGATGCATATAATGAATATCAAAGAGGACAAGAATCTAACAAACAACTTAACCAAGTTTTTTTAGAAAGAACAGATAACGTGTTTGGCGAATCTTTTAAAGGTTTTGATTTCCAAGTTGGAGACAATAAATACCGATATAAAGTAAATAATGCTGCCGAAACAAAAAAAATGCAATCTGATATTTCTAACTTTATCAAACCATTTATGAATGATAAAGGTGAAATTGGCAATGTTGCTGGGTACCACAAAGCTTTATTTGCGGCAAGAAACGCAGATAAAATAGCACAACACTTTTATGAGCAAGGCCGTGCCGATGCTTTAACACAAAGTGCGAAAGATGCTAAAAACATTGATATGAACCCCCGGCAAGAAGGAGTCATACAAACAAAAGCTGGTCAAAAATTTAAAGTTGTTTCAGGCGATTCTAGTTCAAAACTTAGAATTAAACTTAAACAATAAAAAATTAAAAAATGGCATTAACAACTGGAATAGAACATTTAACCCCTTCGCCTAGCAAAGGACAATTGTTCCAAGGTAATTATATTACCGATTTCGATTTTACAAAACAATTTTTACCAGACGTATACGAAAAAGAAGCTGAGATTTATGGAAATAGATCTATTGGCTCATTTTTACGTATGGTGTCTGCGGAAATGCCTTCTGCTTCTGATGAAATCAGATGGGTAGAGCAAGGTAGATTACACGTTAAATATACTGGAGTAAAAATGGACGCTGCAGCTGGTACTGGAGCAGTAGTATTTACTATAAATTTAGCGGCAAATCCTGATGGTACTGCTTATGCAGCCGGTGAGGCAGCAGCAGTTAGAGTTGGACAAACTATTATGGTACAAGGTGGCAATTCAAGTGGTACCCCTATAGGGCCTGTATTAAAAGGAGTAGTTACTGTAGCATCTGCAGCTGCTGCTGGAGATACAGCTACGTTTACTGCTCTATGTTACACAGCCGCTAACTTTAACGCTATAACTGGCTTTTCAGGTTATACGAATGAAAAAGCAACTGTATTAGTATATGGTTCTGAATTTGCTAAAGGCACAGCTGGAATGGACGGCGCAATTGACGCTACTTATAGTTCGTATACTAACAAGCCTATTATCTTAAAAGACAACTACAATATCAATGGGTCTGACACCGCTCAGATTGGTTGGATTGAAGTTACTTCTGAAAATGGTGCTTCTGGATACTTATGGTATTTAAAGTCCGAACATGAAACAAGACAAAGATTTGAAGACTATTTAGAAATGTCTATGGTAGAGGCTGTTAAAAAGGCGTCTGGGGCTGGAACTGGATTTCCATCTAATGTAACTGGTTCGGAAGGTTTATTTGCTGCTTTAGAAGGTAGAGGTAATGTATTTACTGATCTTTCTTCTGACACGGATCTTTCTGATTTTGATTTAATTTTAAAGCAATTAGACAAAAACGGAGCAATTGAGGAAAATATGATCTACGGAGATCGTGCATTATCTTTATCTATTGATGATGGTCTTGCTGCTAAAAACTCTTATGGGTCTGGAGGTACTTCTTATGGGGTATTTAATAACTCAGAAGACATGGCTTTAAATTTAGGATTTGCAGGTTTTAGAAGAGGTTCTTATGACTTCTATAAAACTGATTGGAAATATCTAAACGACTTTGGAACCAGAGGTGGATTTAACGATGTTGAAGGTGTTATTATACCAGCAGGTACATCAACTGTATATGATCAAGAATTAGGTCAAAATATTAAAAGACCATTCTTACACATCAGATATAGAGCGTCTGAAGCTGATGATAGAAAAATGAAAACTTGGATTACTGGATCTGTAGGTGGAGCTTATACTTCTACTACTGACGAAATGCGAGTTTCTATGTTATCAGAAAGATGTTTGATTACTCAAGGTGCAAACAACTTCTTCTTATTGAAATAGTAATTAATGTAGAGATGGGGTATCTTAGGGTGCCCCAGCTTTACTTTTATCTTATTAAATTATATTATGAAAAATTGGGAAATAAAAGACAGAACATACATTTTAAAAAATGGTATGTCTCCGTTAACATACAAAATAAAAAGTAAAGGTATATTATGGTTCGATGAAACTACAAATGAAAATCGAGAAATAAGATACACTTCAAACCAAAAAAGTTTATTTAGAGACGAGCAGGACAATTATGCAAGACTTGAGCATATAGTTTTTGAAAACGGGGTACTATCAGTACCGCGTACTCAGCCTTTATTGCAACAGCTTTTATCTATTTATCATCCACAAAGAAATGGACTATGGGAAGAATTAGATCCCGTTCAAGAAGCTGTAGATGATTTAGATGCTATAGAATACGAGTTAAAAGCAATGAAACTTGTACAAGAACTTGATGTTGAACATTTAGAAGCAATATTAAGAACTGAAGTAGGTTCTGAGGTAACTACTATGTCTTCAAAAGAAATAAAAAGAGATTGTTACTTATTTGCTAAAAGTGAACCAAAGTTATTTATAGAAGTTGCAGAAGACGACGATATTAAGCTTCGTAATTTAGCTAATCGTTGTGTTGAAGCTGGCATAGTAAAATTATCAGAAGATAATACAGTATTTCAGTGGGCAGCCAATGGTAAAAAAATAATGACTGTTCCTTTTGATGAACACCCTTATGGAGCGTTTGCAAGATTCTTTAAAACAGATGACGGTGTAGACGTTATGAAAGCTATTGTAAAAAAGCTTTCGTAAAATACTAGGTTATGATTATTCGTTTAGTCATAACCATCTAAACAAAAATAAAAAAAATGGTAAGTATAGATAATGTTTATAAAACAGTTTTAAATATCCTTAATAAAGAAAACAGAGGTTATATTGTGCCCAGAGAGTTTAACACCTTAGCTCTTCAAGCGCAAAGTGAAATTTTTGAAGGATATTTTTCTTCAAGAAACTATGCTATAACTAATGACTCGGATTATTCTGATATTAAAAAAAATATAGAGGAAAAAATTGCTGAATTTGAAAACGAGGAAACAATAGCAGCCGGGTCTTTTAATAACGCCGCGGGGAATACTACCGCTAGTTATTATGCTTATCCTACTAACTTTTACAGACTAAGTAGCATTGGCACAAATAATATATCTATACAAGAAGTTACTAATAAAAAATTAAACTATATAAACAGATCACCACTTATGAAGCCTACAACAAATAACCCTTTATATGTTAGGCATGAAGGTGGGGTGGTAATACACCCAACAAGTGGTATTTCTAGTATATTAATAAATTATGTAAGAAAGCCAGCCGACCCGCAATGGGTTGGGGGTACTACAGCAGGTCAAGTAGTTGCCAATACATCAGCGACTACTTATAAAGATTTTGAACTGCATAGCTCAGAATTTCCTGAGTTAGTAATTAAAATATTATCTTATGCAGGTGTTATTATAAGAGCAGCCGATATTGCGCAGGTTGCATCAGCAAAAGAACAACAAATAATTCAATCTGAAAGATAATGGCAGAAACAAGAAAACTTTATAATGAAAGAGGTTATTACGCTAAACATCAGGGCGACACGGGAAATATTCCTTCTGATTTTTTAGGATTAGGATATTATAGAAGAACTAGTTTAGAAGATGTAATAAACAATTTTATCGTTGCATATATAGGCGAAGAAAAAGCTTTAACAAAAATCCCAAGATATGAAGTAGACTTTTGGGCACAAAGAGGATTACAAGAATTTAGTTATGATGTGCTACATAGTCAAAAAAGCATTGAAGCAGAATTGGGACCAGCTAAGACCTTCCCTCTTCCGCAAGACTATGTATCAATAGTACAGGTTTCTTTTGTAGGGGATGACGGAATTAAAAAATGTCTGCTACCTAAAAGAAAGACGGGTAATCCAACAGCACCATTGCAGGACAGCAACTACGAATACACTTTTGACAGTAACGGGGATTTGCAAGTAGCTAGCTCATCAGATACAATAACTCGTTTTCAGGATGAAAATAACCCTGCTAATACGCCACAATCTGCAGAAGAATATTATTATTCTAATTATAATAATGATAATTTTTCATATTTTAATAAAAGATTTGGTGGCAATCCACAAGACATGAATGCTACTGGTTATTATGTTTTAAGCGAAGCTGAAGGATTAATTTATTTTGATGGTACATTTGCTGACTCTAATGTAATAGTAGTTGACTATATATCTGATGGTATTGCAGATAATGGTAATTTAGCAAATGTTTTTATACCTAAATTAGCAGAAGATGCGTTATATGCTTATATGTTATATAACTTGTCTAAACTTCGACCAGCTAGTGCTCAACTAGCGCCTTTGTATAAAAAAGAAGCTAGCGCAAAATTAAGAAACGCAAAAATAAGATTAAGTAACTATAATTTAAAAGAGCTTGCTCAAGTATTAAGAGGTAAAGCTAAATGGATTAAACACTAAAATTAAATGGCAGAAAGCAAAAGAACGTTTCAGGCTGCTCGGATGAATAAAGATATTGAAGAA